CAGAGACAATTACATTAGCAGGCACAACTGGTAATGCAACTATTGGGGGCACACTTGGTGTTACAGGTATTACAACACTAACCACCCTAAACTTAGGAAGTCTCACATCCAGTGGTGCTGCTAACATCGGTGGTAGTTTGATTGTTAACACAAACAAATTTAGTGTTGCATCTGCAACTGGTAACACTGATATTGCAGGCACATTAGATGTCGTAGGTGCAACTGTCATTGACGATACATTGAATGTCACACAGAATGTTGACTTTGATGCTGACCTTAATGTAGATGGTAATTTACAACTTGATGGCACACTTACTTTAGATAGCACATCATTATTCAAAGATAATATTGTATTAAAGGGATCTACTAAGACTCTTAAATTACAGAATGGTAGCAGCACAACTAAGATTGAGTTGCAATCAACTTCTGGTAACATCATAGCGGGTGGTCTTACAACTACAAACTCTCTTGACGTTACAACCAACACCACTATGGGTGGCACACTTGGTGTAACAGGACAGATCACTGGTAACGTAACAGGTGATCTAACAGGTACTGCTGACAAGACTCTACTCTCTGATATCACAGATACCACAACATCTAACCTTACATACTATCCAACATTTGTTTCTACAAACAATGGTTTCACTGAGATTCGCACAGACTCTACAAACCTTACATATAATCCTGGCACAAACAGATTAACTGTTACAAACTTCAGATCAACAACTGACTTTGAAGTCCAAGGTAACTTGAATATTACAGGTAATATCTTGTATGGTCAGTCACAGGTTGGAGACATTAGTAACCATGACACTGATGCATTAACTGAAGGATCAACAAATCTATACTTTACTGACGAAAGAGTTGACGATAGAGTTAATGCTTTAATCGTAGGTGGCACTGGTATCACTGCGACTTATGATGACGCAGGTAACATGTTGACCTTAAGTGCAACACAGGCAGATATAAATACCGACAATATTACTGAAGGATCTACAAATCTCTTCACTACTGCTGCTCGCACTAGGAGTCATTTCACATATGGCACAGGTATTACACATAACAGTGGCACACTTTCTGTTACTCAAGCTGATATTGACACCGACAATGTTACAGAAGGATCCACAAACTTATTTACAACTGCTGCTCGCACTAGAGGACACATCTCTGTTAGCGGAGATCTAGCATATAACGCCTCTACTGGTGTTATTTCATACACAATTCCAACAACTATTGCATCTATCTCTAACCATGATACAGGTGATTTAGCAGAGGGCACTAACCTTTACTATACAGATGAGAGAGTAGATGACAGAATTGATGCTTTAATTACAGCAGGCACAGGACTTACTAAGACTTATGATGACGCTGCTAACACATATACATTAGCATTTGACTTTGGTGAGTTTGATACAGGAAATGTAACTGAAGGTAGTAATCTTTACTATACTAACGCTCGTGCTGACGCAAGAGTTAATCTACAGACAGGTGCTAACTTAGACCTATCCAGTAAGTCAACAAGTGACTTAAGTGAAGGCACTAATCTATACTATACAAACGCAAGAGCGGATGCTCGTGTTGTTGCAGGTATCACTGGAAAACTTGATGCTTCTGCAATTAGCACATTTGGTCTAACACTAGTTGATGACGCAGATGCTGCTGCTGCCAGATCTACATTAGGATTAGGTAGTGCTGCTCAATCTGCCTCAAGTGATTTCGCTACTGCTGCACAGGGCACACTTGCTGCCTCTGCTACACAACCAGGCGACTTAGGTGCTGTTGCCACATCTAATGATTATGATGACCTAAGCAACAAACCTACATTATTCTCTGGTGCATATAATGATCTAACTGGTAAACCTACATTATTCTCTGGTGCATATGCAGACCTAACTGGTGCACCTTCTCTTGGTGCTGTTGCGACATCTAATGATTATGATGACCTAAGCAACAAACCAACACTAGGCACTGCTGCTGCAACTGCATCAACTGATTATGCTACTGCTGCACAAGGTGCTCTTGCTGCATCTGCATTACAGGCAGAAACAATTACATTAGCAACACTGAAATCTGTTACAGCAGCGTCTTCCGACTTTGCTGACTTCCAATCTAGAATCGCTGCTCTATAAGTAAATGGCATCTCCAACCTCAAAATCTGAACTAAAAGAATACTGTCTCCGTAGACTCGGTAAACCAGTATTAGAAATCAACGTGTCTGACGATCAGGTTGATGACAATGTAGATTACGCTATACAGAAATTTCAACAGTATCACTATGAAGGTGCTGAACGTGTTTATCTAAAACATAAATTTACACAGGCAGAGATTGATGCTGGTAAAGCAAACTCAACATCATTAGCAACAGATGGTACTACTGAATGGTCAGAACAGAATGCATTTGTTCCTGTACCAGAACATATAACATCTATTGAAGGTATCTTTAAATTTACAGACAAAGGTACTAGAAACATGTTTGATATTAGATATCAAATGCGTTTGAATGACTTGTATGATTTTACATCTACACAGTTCTATCATTACTATATGATACAACAACACTTAGAGACTATTGATTTCATACTAGAAGGTATGCACCCAGTAAGATATCAAGCAGTACAAGATAAAGTTTACTTAGATTTTGACTGGTCACAAGATGCACTAGAAGATCAGTATATTGTTATAAAATGTTGGAGAGCATTACAACCTGACACATGGACTGAAATATATAATCAGATGTGGTTAAAAGATTATGCTACTGCAAAGATAAAGAAACAGTGGGGTCAGAATCTTACTAAATTTACTAGCGTTCAAATGCCAGGTGGTGTCACTCTTAACGGAGAGATGATTTATAATGATGCTGTTGAGGAATTAAAGATCCTTGATGAGCAACTTCGCACCACATGGGAAACTCCTCCATTAGACATGATAGGATGATATGGCAACTAACAGTTACTTTACCAACGGTACAACAGGAGAGCAAGATTTACAAGAGTCTCTTGTCACAGAGCAGATTAAAATGTTCGGCAAAGATGTCTACTATATCCCGAGAACTCTTGTTAAAGAAGATAGCGTCTTCGGGGAGGATACCCTCTCTAAGTTTGAAGGAGCACACTTAATTGAAGCGTACATTGAAGATGCTGGTGGTTTTAGGGGCGACGGTGATATTTTCTCTAAGTTTGGAGTCAGAATACAAGACCAAATCACCTTTGTTATATCAAGGTCAAGATTTACAGCAGCAGTAGACGATAATGCAACTTTAATTGTAGAGGGTAGACCTAACGAAGGTGACCTAATACATTTGCCTATGGCAAATAAAACTTTTGAGATACAGTTTGTAGAGCACGAACAACCTTTCTACCAGTTTGGTAAGAACTATGTTTGGGGTTTACGCTGTGAGTTGTTCGAGTACAGCGACGAGGATATCGATACTGGTGTGGCAGCAGTAGATGCATTAGAACAGAACTTTGCCAATGCTATCACAGTTGGTCTAGTTGCTGGTGGATCTGGTGCGTTCACTGCTGGTGAAACTGTAACTGGTGGTACATCTAATGTTACTGCTGAGGTTAAGTCATTTGATAGTTCAACCAATACTTTGATAGTGATTAACAGATCAGGCACCTTCACGGTCCCAGAAACGATCACTGGTGGCACATCTAGTGCATCGTTCACAACTGCATCATATAATACAATAAATAATACTAACTCCGAATTTGATATTAATGCGTCTATTGAGACGACTGCCGATGGTATACTAGACTTTACACAAGGCAATCCATTCGGTGAATTTGGAAATAGTGGAGGTTCTATCTAATGCTTGGTTCATACAATTACAACGGTATAATAAAGAAGACCGTTGTAGGATTTGGTACGTTATTTAATAATATAGAAGTCAGACGTACGTCTGGTTCTAAGACAGAGGTCATGAAAGTGCCCCTTGCTTATGGACCTAAACAGAAATTCTTGGCACGTTTAAGACAGTTAGGTGACTTGACAACAAGGGATCAGGTACAGATTACATTACCTAGAATATCATTTGAGATACAAGGTATTAATTATGATCCTACTAGAAAAGTATCACCAACACAATATATCAGACATACATCAGGCACCAAAGAGAACAAAGGATTCATGCCTGTTCCTTACAATATTAATTTTGAGTTAGCAATATTAAGTAAGAACCAAGATGATGCTCTACAAATACTAGAACAGATACTTCCATTCTTCCAACCAAGTTTCAATATTACAATGAATCTTGTACCAGAATTAGGAGAGACAAAAGATTATCCTGTAACACTAACAAGTATTGATTACGGAGACGAGTACGAAGGAGACTACGATACCAGAAGAACGTTAATATATACATTGCAATTCATTGCTAAGACATACATGTACGGTCCAGTAGTTGATAAGTCTGGTGAACTTATTAAGAAAACTATTATCGACTACTCTACTGAGGCAGTTAGAACTGCACCAAGAGAGGTACGTTATGTTGCTACACCTAGATCTCTTGTTGAAAGAGATAACAATGCAGTCACAACTGTATCAGAAGATATAGATGATAATGATGGCATTATAAATGTAACAGACGCATCTGGAATATCATTGAAAGATGACATTCAGATAGATAGTGAGGTAATGCGTGTCACAAAAATTGTTGACAACAAACTATATGTTGCTCGTGCGTTTAATAATTCAACCATAGCAGCACATGTAGCGAGTTCAAATGTATTCATCATAACAAGTGCAGATCATGCATTGTTAGACTCTGATGATGACTTTGGATTCAACGAACTTTATAGTGAGTTTACTGATGGAAAATCAAGAAACCCAACCACAGGAGCAGACGAGTAAGTTTGCTGGTATCGAGGATGCCCTCGATGTCAAGACTGAAATTATGCAGACAGACACTTCTATTAAGAAGGTGGAACCTAGTGCAGATATATCAGATAAACAACAACTTAAAAAAGATTATGAGTATACCAGAGGCAACTTGTACACACTAATTGATAAAGGACAAGAAGCAGTAGATGGTATTTTAGAACTTGCACAGGAGTCTGATCAACCAAGAGCATATGAAGTTGCAGGACAACTCATAAAGCATGTTGGTGACGTGGCAGACAAATTAGTTGATCTACAAAAGAAGGTCAATGAAATAGAAAATCCAGGCAAAGGAAAACAAACAGAAGTCACTAACAATACCATGTTCGTTGGTAGCACTGCTGATCTTGCAAAATTCTTAAAGCAAGAAAAGGATAAATAACATAGTAGGAGAATTTTTACCCAATGTCAGTATTAAATGTAATTGACACCCAAACAGTATCAGGAAGTGGCACAAGCTATATCGTGGTAAAAAGTGGTGTGCTTAGATGCTATGCAGCATCCGCGTCAACGTTAGCGATAGACGGTGGTCCCGCTATAACTTTGGCAGCAGGAGAAGCATTGCTAGTTTCCTGTGGTAAAGTTAAAACCGCAAAGATCGCTGCTGCAACCAACGCTGCTACCATGGTAGTAACAGCAGAAGGTTTCTCAGGTGGTGGTCGTCATACATTCAGTGTTGGTGATTTTGTCCAGACTATTGATGGTGGAGACACAGATGGATTTACATCTG